GAGGAGGGCGGCGTCGGTGATGAGGTTGACGTGCTCAGGGCGATATGTCGACGCACCGGCATCGCTGACCAGGAGTGAGACGGTGGCAGCGTCCACAAGGGAGCGGGCCTCGCGTAGGCGTTGGCTGACGGTGAGCTCGTCGGCAGGGACACCATCCACAGCCAGGGACAATGCCGCAGCGTAGATGTCTTGGTGGACAGGCTCAAAGAAGTCGGAGGGCTTGAGATCACTAGGGAGAGGAAGCGCGTCACGAAGGAGGACGCCGAGGAGGTGGCGTTCCGCCGGCACGTTGTTCGGAGGAGTCATGGAAGAAGGGGTTGGGGTTTGTGGGCGTGGGTGCCCGAGGTCAAGGTGCTTTGCGGAGGAGACGGTCGAGGTCGGTGCGTCGGTAATGCGGGACTGGGCGGGGAGTCTTGTAAATGCGGACGGGGATGTCTTGGCCGTCGATTCGGTACTGGATGCCGCGAACGGTGCGCCGCTGCTTGCGAGCGTACTGCGTAAGCGTGACCCAGCCCTTCGGGGGCGTGAAGTGGTCGAGCTCTAAGGCGGCGATGTTGGCGTCCTCCCAGGTCTTAAACTTTTTTGACAGACGGTACACAAGTCGCCAGCCGACGCGGCGCTCTTCTGCGAAACCAGCCTTGACGATGCGGGCAAGAATAGGTCGTGAGCCCGCTAGAGTCTTTACGCGGATGAGGGGCAGGAGGTCCATCGTTCTGATCCAACCGTCGATGTCTTCGCCAGTCGAGCCACGGAGAGCGTCGACTAAGCCGCGAGCGTCGAAGGGCTTCATGCGCGTGCCTTCGGGGTGTAGACCTTGAGGTCGGTCTGCCATATCCAGCTGCGCCCGACCTTGTGCACAAGCCAGACCTTCCAGTCTTTGCCATCGACCCAGCCAGCAGCAAAACCTGAACCCCACCGGCTTGTAGCTAGACGATGCGATGCGTAAGCCATAGCGTCCTTCTGACAGAGACAGCCGGCAGAGAAAGCGGCGCCGCCTTCGGCCTTGGTCAGGTTAACCTGGGCGAGCGTGTGCGTGTGGCCGTGGATGAGAGCGCCTCCCCGGTCTGCGTAGTGCTTGCCCTGCTCGGCAGTGGCGTTCAGGCCGTGCGCGTAACCGTGGATGAAGGCCACAGGTCCGAGACGATAGACACCCTTCTCAGCGTGGTAGGGCAGGATGGTCTTGGCTCCGCAGCTCTTAGCGGCGGTCTTGATGCGGGCCTCTAGGTCAGCGCAATAGTCGCGGACGATGGCCGAGCCGGACGTATGCTGGAGGGCGACGGTGCGGTGCTCGTGATTGCCCATGAGGTAGACGGTGGGCTTGGTGCGGGCGAGAAAGTCCTCTCCGCCCTGGATGTCGGCCATGAGGGACTCAGCACCTTCAGCGTCATTGCCTACGCCACGGCGAAGCGATCGGAAGTCGAAGCAGTCGCCGAGGTGCACGCGCACGGTCGGCTTGTAGTCCTTCATAAACTCGCAGAGGGCGTCTGTCGCCTCGTGGTCTGCCATGTCGCCGTGATTATCACCAAAGGCCACAAAGCGGATAGGGGTGCTCATTTGTTGTTTAGGTGAGGGATGGGCTGGCCGGAGTCGAAGGCCGCAAGCATCTCGTCACGGCGCTGTCGGGCGGTCAGTAGGTCGTGGCCGATGTTCTCGACGATGTCCGTGCCGCGACGACGTAAGCGGAACCAGTAGCAGTCGCCCAGGCGTTGCAGGTGGTGGTTCGGGTTGTCAGTGATGACCTTATCAGATTTGCGGTGGCCCTTGCTGACCGTGTACTTCGGGCAGGCCAGCAGGAAGGCGACGCGATCAGGGGACAGGCCGACCTTGCGGGCCCATGCCACCGTCTCAAGGGTTAAAGCCTCCATGACTTGGCGAGGATGCGTCCTTCGGACATGATTTGCTGACGGGCGTTAGGCTTGAAGATGTACTCCTGGTCAAAGGAGTGCGAGGCGCGTATCTCGGCGATGCTGTCTAATTCTTCGTCATTGGCGGGGCCGATGCCAGCGGTCGAGACGTAGACCGTGCGGACCTTCCAGCCCTTCTCCCAGAGGATGTCCTGACAGACCCGCAGCTCATTGATGTAACGCCAGTCGGAGCAGACCACGGTCTCGGGGCTTACCTGATCGTGGTGCTTCATCACCGGGCACCAGTTGGCGAAGTGTCGGGCGAAGACATCCTTGTCGAGGCGCCGTGCGAAGCGACCAAAGGCGACCAGGGCGTCTCGGTTCTCGCACTTGAAGTCCTCGGCCATGAAGTTGCCTTCGAGTCCGAGATAATCCATGAAGTGGTTACCGGCTTCCTTCAGCGCGTCGGCAAAGTTGATGTGCTCGGCAGGGCGGGTTGACCACTCCAGCAGGCCCGAGGCCAGCGTGTCCTTCCCTGCCCGGGCGAACCCACTGATTAGGACGAGAGTAGGGGCGGCCATCGGTGGGGGTGTCTCGGTCATAACCGATTAGAATGGAGGAGCGTCGGGGAGGGCGTCGGGTACGGTCGGCTTCTGGGAGCCCTTGGGGTAGGTCATCTTGTACTTGAATTGCGGGCGACCGTTGTACTCGCCATTTGCTTCACACTCCACGCCGACAAGGATGGTCTGGCCGCAGGCGGGTTCGAGGTACTGCATGTACTCTGCCGCCGTAGCGTCGAGCCTGATCTCCTCGGTGAACTTGCCGGAGTACTTGCCGACGAGCATGGCGAGCGCCTTGCCGTACTTGGTCGAGAAGTTCTTCGACAGGCAGAAGCCCTTGTCGTCGACGAAGAAGAGGCGGGCGGAGCAGGTGCCGTCCTCCCAGACCTTGACCTTCTCGAACTTGGGCTTGATGAGCTTCAGACGGTAGGTGCCGTTGGTCGAGATGGAGGTGAGCGGGGGGCGGTCGTTGTTTTCGGTGGTCATATTAGTGTTAGGTGGAAAGTGTAATAGTCTATGTGGCTTTATTCCCATAATTCTGTCCATACATTCAGAAGTACGACTATATGCATATAGGTCTTGAGCCAGTTTTTTTTGTCCCTCTTCCATATACCTAGTAATTTCATCTAGGCTTGGAGGGCATATGTTTTTAAAATCCCAAACGCCATCACGTAAAAAGTTATGTTTGTAAGCAATTAAGACCGGGACTAGAACGTCATAAAGTGGGAACAATTTAATTTCAGTAATAGGATTAATTTCTAAAAACTTTAGAGCAAAACTTGGCATACGGATGCAGCAAAGAGTCTGATTGGTAGCATCATCGTCTAAAGGTATCGGTATCTTAACGTACACGGTATTAGGCAAAGGTGATAGCGGTGGAGGTAGACGGTCCCTTGATGTCGATGACCTGGACTTCGTCACCGTAGGCTGGCCACTCGCCGAGGGTCGTGCACTCGCGGTAGGCTTGCAGCGCCTTCTCGAAGTCAGAGCAGGCGTAGGACATCAGCTCAGGGCCGATCTCCACGACAGCCGTGGCGTAGGGCGGGGCCTTCTCAACAAAGAGAAAGCGGAAGCCAAGCACGCGGCGCTCAAAGGCGGTCTCGAAGCACAGGCGGTAGAAGTAGGCCTGTAAATTATAGCGGTACGCCCGGATGCTCTTTAAGATGGCCGCCGGCGAACAATCGTCTGTACTTTTCAGGTCCCAAAGGTAGCCGTCCGAGCCCACGCCATCAATTGCACATTTAAGCTGCACGCCACAGTGATCGGTGGTGAACATGAACTCGGTCATCTCGAAGGTGACCTCCATGCGCTCGAGGGCGTGCCTGGCGGCTGACGCGATGATGTGGCACTCGGCAGACTCCTCGGCGCTGACGACCGTCATGCCAGGCTTCAGGCTGGACTGGAACGCTTCGTAGGTGGCCTTGCCGTCCTTGGTGCGGCGGTCGCACTCGGGGGCCGTGACGAACTTCTCGTTAAGCAGTTCAGGCTGGAGCACGGCGCAGTGGATGAGCGAGCCCATGCGGAGGGCCTTGGTCTCCTCGCGCTCCTGGTTGAGGTAGGCTTGATAGTGAGCCGGGGACTTCAGCAGCTCTTTAGAGCCACTGTAGTTCAGCGCCTGTATGCCGTCATAGAGGACGCGGTGGGTGATAGGTTCGGGTGGGATACGCATGGTGGTGGTCGTGGTTTGTTATTGGGTTGGTGGAAATTATAGGGCGTCGTCGTCGGGATTTGCTCCCTCGACGCTGGCGGAAATCCTGCGCACATCTTCCAGAGCGGCGTCGGCGGCGTTCTCCATGGCCTCGAGCGTATTGCGGAGGACGCGGAGTTGAACGACGAGGACGTGCACGCGGTCGTGCAGTGGTTTAACCTGGGCGGCTTCGTCAGCCGTCTCGATGTGATCGGTGAAGACCTGTAGCTCAGTGATGGCCGAGCGGTTTAAATCCGACAGCGTGATGATGTCGGCGTCGTGCATTTCATAACGTCCGGCGATGTGCTGGACGGTGGCTAACGAGCCCGTGATGTTCTCCACAAGGCGCTTGATTGAGTCGCGGTTGGTCATCGGTTGAAAGTAAGTTCCTTTATCTCGCCGTTAGGGGCAAGTGTGAAAAAGCGAACCTGTGACCGTGCCAGGGACGGGTGCGTCTTGCGCTTCCACAGGCCAAGGTCGGAGAGAAAGTCGGCGTGCTTGCGGGCGGTCATCTCGACGTACGGGTAACCGTCTAGTAACAGGAGCAAGGCGTACTGGCCAGTTACGGTGCGGGCGATGCGCTCGATGCCAGCGGGTAGCGGGCTAGTCATTGGCCTGTCTTGGCGTTCTTCCACTTAGCCAGGGATGCGGTCATCACGGCGCGGGAGATTTGGCAGGTGATCATGTCAGAGCCGAGGATGTCTTCCATGACGCGGGCGAGTTGGTTGCCGGCATAGCGGAGTTCGGCAATGGTCTGGGTCTGGTTATCACTGCGGGCTTCAGCGCTGCGGCAAGCCTTGACCCAGAAGTCCTCATTTGTGTCAGGCATGGTTGCGGGCTTCCTGCCAGTCTTCGATGGCCTCGATGAGTTCGGCGGGGTCGACGCGTTGGGCGTGGCGGACGCAGTACCAGATCGCGTCACCGGCCTCGCGCATACTTTCAAGGCGTTCTTCGAGCTGCTTGATGCGGGCATCCTTAGCCGCGAGGAGGTTCCCCTGGTGCAGGGACTTGAAGGCGTCTTCGATGGGGTCGCTCACTTGGTCAGGGGGCGAGGGGCAGAGCCTCCGCCTAGGATAGTCTGCGAAGTGGCCGCAGAACGGAAGCCAGAGGCCGCCACGGCCCCGTCGTCGTCGAGGTCAACACTGATACCGCAAGCCGTCTGGATGGACTGCCGGCGGATGTAGGTGATGGCGCCGCCAATCTTCTGGGCGTCCAAACCCTCGGCCTTGACCATCAGGCGACCGAAGTCGAAGCGCTCACCCGAGGCGTGCAGGAAGGCAGTGTTGATGCCGACCTTTCCTTCCTCGCTGACGAGCGTCTGGATCAGAGCCAGGTTGTGCTTAAGGAGGACGGGCTTGATGGCGTCGAGCAGCGCGTCGAGGGACACGTAGCGGTTCTTGAAGCCGGGGTTTACTTTGTTGGCTTTGACGTTGTCGAGCTCGGCGAGAGCGACGACTAGGTCAGAGGTGGGGCATTGGGGCGTGGTGCTCATGGTGGGAAATTACTTGGCGTCGGTGTTCTTGGTGACTTCACCGGCCTTAATGGTGGCCTCGATGTCAGCCAGGGACATCCGAGTGTAGTCGGGGACGAAGAGGTTGTAGTACGTCACGCCGTTGCGGACGGTCGGGGTCAGGAGGCGGGCGACCTTCTGATCGGGTAATACGATGTATGACGAGTCGGCAATGATGCGGTACTCGGAGGGTGATTTGATGTCTTTCTTCATTGGGTAGAGTTTACAAAGGGGAGGGTTTGGCCGAGTTATGATAACTCAGTTAATGACGCCGCGAGAGGCGGAGTCGAAGATGAGGAGGGCGTCGGCGTTCCAGAGCGTGACGGTCTGAGTCGGGAAGAGTTCGGCAGCGCGTGCCTTCAGTTTGTTTTTCCACTGGGTCGTGGTCAGTTCGCCCTTCGTGCCGCAGGTGTGCGTCTTCTGCCAGATGGCCGGACGGATGCGGTGAATCTTCCAGCCCATAGCGACGGCGGCGCCGTAGAGGACGCCCGTGTTCCACATCAGTTTGCCGATGGCCGAGCCGGGGATGTTCTTGCCAGCGAAGAGCGGAGGCTCCTCGAGATACAGGCTGACATCCTTAGCCTTGCAGCTGAGGTCAGCGAGGAACTGACAGACCTCGAAGTCAGAACCGGGCATCTTAGCGCACTCGACAGGATCACCGTCAACCGACCACACGATGCCACCGTTCACACCGGGGTCTATCGCTACGAGAAGATGCATGGGCAAGACCCTTGTCACTTCCCACGCTGGGACAAGCGGAAAAGATTGCCGACGCGTAATGCGTAGTCGTTGGGCGCAAAGTGGTAGGACTTGGCGCCTTCGTAACCACGGTTCCAAGCCAGGGCTAACTGCTCGGGGGTCGGGGTCGTGTAGCCGTCAGCCTTGAACCTCTGGCGCAGGATTCGTAGATGTGCAGCCGCGATCATGTCCTGCGCCGTGACGTTGCGCCACTGCGACCACTGATAGTGGAAGTGCTTCTCGGACTCCAGCAGGGCACAGGCATCGGACCACGCGGACCGACCCACCTGATACATCCCACGCTCACCAGCCTTGCCGATGGCCTTGCGGTTCTGGCCTGACTCGACCTGAGCGATGGCCTCAAGGAACGTAGCGTCTGAGGCCGCAGCTGAGTTGAAGCCGAGGAGGAACATCGCGACGATCGAGAAGGGGCGGGTCACGGCTGGCCCTTGCCCTCCTTGGCGGCGAGCCACAATTTAATATCAGAGTCAAAGTTATGACAGTTACACAAGCAGTCTGGTTTGACTGCAATAAAAGTAAGCGTCGGGTCGTGAATGACCACATTACGCCACTCAACAGATAGAACTAAACTATCCCCAGCCTTGGTCAGCCGCTCGACCTCGGCCTGGAGGCGGGCGTTCTCGGCGTTCAGTTCGCCGATGCGTTTCATCATGGTCACTTCCAACGGGACGGGCTTCATACGCGTCTCGGGACTTGTGATCCGGCGACCTCGAAGCCGTCGAGCTCATAGGAGTATTGGATGCCGACCCATCCGCCCGCCGCGACGTAAGCCTGGAGCGATACCTTGACGGCGCCGTCTTCGTGCAGGGCTTCGTGGTAGTGGTTCAGTATCTTCTTCACGTTGGTCGACGCAATGGCGGCCTTGGCCGAGATGATGTCCCCGGTCATGATGCGCTCGTTGACCTCGTAGATTTCGAGGATAAGGTTCCGCATGCCTTCGAGGTGGGCGAAGTTACTCATGGGGATAAGCGTCCGGGGTGATGGCCGTGCCGCGGATGATGGCGTCGTCCTGATCGCGGACGCGCTGCCGAAGCAGTCGGATGTCGGCGGCTTGGTCTTCGATGATGGTGCGCTGAAGGTCGTGCAGGTCTTCGAGGCGGTCAGCGTAAGCCTTCAGGGCGTTGGCGCTCATGTGCAGGGTGCGGGCGTAAGCCCAGGGGACGAGCCACCAGAGGGTGGGCATCTTGTTCGGTCGGATGGTGGTGATCATGTCGGTGGAGTGGGCGAGAGGGTCAGGCACGGGAGGAGTAAGGGCCACGGCGCTTGACGTTGACCCAAGTCGTGCCGGTGATGTCGAGCCAGTGACGCAGGGTGGTGACGGTGGTCTCGAGCGCGGCGGCGGCATCGCCCTGAGACTTG